GGAGGTTAATGAGGGGGTGTACAATGAGCTACTCAAGTTAACACCGCAAGACATTAATTGGGATGAGTTCATTGAAAATACAGACAATGTTGAAGGTGCTCAACAACTTGCTTGTAGTTCGGGTGTTTGTGAAATCTGAAGATGAATTACTAATAAGTGAAGCGTTAGCAGGGGATAGCAAGAGCTATTCCTTGCTCTTTGCTAAATATTGGAAAAGAGTGTACATGTTTCTTAGGAGACGTATACACGATAACCATCTAGCAGAGGAACTTACTCAAGATGTATTTCTATCAGCGTTCAAATATTTACGAACATACAACAAAGAGTTAAGTAGCTTCTATACTTGGTTGTGTACCATTGCCATCAATACAGCCTCTAAACGGCCCTACAAGGCGTTAAATTTAGAAGTTGAGGGGTACACTAGTGTTACACCTGAAACGTTGTGTGAAGGTACTCAAGAATTAACACAGTTGGTAGAAGACCTTAGAAGTTTACCAGATAAGCAGCAACATGCTATATGGTTAAAACTGTATGAGGGAATGTGTTATACTGACATTAGCAATATGCTAGGAGTTAGTCCTGGCTATGCTAAGAAACTAGTACATCAAGGAAAGAAACAGTTAAGGAATATGCATGACAAACGACGATAGCTACAAAATGATGGAAGCATTACGACGTTATCTACGATTAAAGGTATACGAAACTAATAAACAAATTGAGATAGTATTGCAATTTCGTACAGAGGATGGTAAGATACATCAGCTATGTAATAGCTTTATGGAGAAAATAGATGGAAGTAACCGTACTTAAAGAGAATGAGGATGGATCAGTAGATGTGCAGCTTGACAACATCGAACCACGTATGTTACAACTGCTAATGCAAGAAGGACTAATTTCTCTATTAACTAAAGAAATTAAACGTCTTGAAGAAGAAAAGAAAATTCCAGCTTTACTAAAGGAAAAAGTATGAAATACGAAGAAGTATTATCAACACAATATGGTGGTAATCACTACAAAGAACGTGCCGTTCAACCTTGGGAAGTGTGGGAAGCGTATGATATGAATGGTTGGGAAGCTAGTGCCCTTAAATATCTGTTACGTTATAAAGATAAGGGTAAACCTATTGAAGATTTGTATAAGTGTTTACATAATGTGCAATATCTAATTGCTAAAGAAGAACGTAAACAAGCTAATACTAAGTTTAATAGCGATGTTATTAGTAATATGGTTGGACAACTAATAGATTGAAAAAGGGGCGCTAAGCCCCTTATTTTTACTCTTTAATTTTCTTCTGTAATAAAGAGTATACTTGAGCCACTGTACGTGGCTTTTTTGTTTTTGAGTCGTAGAATATAGACCTGTTAGCTCTTACCTGTTCCTTGTCTACTACATCTCTTGCTAGCTTTCTAGGCGGTGCTGTAAGGAACTTCTTAGCTCCAGTAATTCCTAGAAAATGTGCAGTATATAGTTGAGTATCTGTGGGTTCATTACCTAGTGCCTTAGTTAATAATTCCTTATTATCTTTAGCATGCAGCTTAGCAATTTCTCTAGACTTAACTGGGTCAAACCTGTCTTCTAGCGTATATTGTTTTTTATGCCGCTTAATTAATTCTTCCCATGTATTTTCAATAAACTGATAGTGACCAGCAGCACTACTAGTCTTAGCTTTAGCTGTAGTTTTACCGCTACTCTCAGCCAGTTTAAGCCTATCTAAATAGCTATCTAAAGGGTCAGGTGTTGGTTGTTCTTGTTTAGGTTGTTCTTGTACAATGGGTGTAGGTTTAGTAGCTACTTCTTGTGTAGCTGGTTGCCCCATACCCATAAACTTTTGAAAATCATCCCATATTCCCATATCACTGCCCCATAACATCAACACCATCAGCCTCAAGCTGAGATATAGCATCATCAATTGTCATACCTTTTTCACGAGCAAATCTAGCTACATCAGCCATATTAGCAGTGCGCTTTGTTTCATTTGCTTTAGTAGCTACAGGCTGGGCTTCATTTGAGAAGAATCCTGTGTAAGGTTCATTGTTATTAATAATGTTACTAAATTCTGTACCAATTGCTTTAGGGTCTTCTTTAGTTAACATTGAACGACCAAACACAATGTTATTCAACATAGGTTTAGTTTGTTTCATAAACTCTTGTGCAGCCACTTGGTTAAATGCTGTACCGCCTACTAGTGGCCTGTTAGTCAAACTAATAGCAGGTATGACAACACTAATCTCACCTGCATCATTAATACCTAAAGTTAGTTTAGTATTATATTTAGATTCAATAACAGATTTAATTGAATTAATACTACTAATAGATGCTACACTACTTTTACTAACATTACCTTTAATTACTGCTTGATCTGCTTCAGATAGTGTGGCAATGCGGTCACCAATCTTACGGTAGTCTTGTCGTAGAACTTGACTATTAGCACCATATTGAGTAGACGTAGATAGAGCAGCACTAATGGTGTTAACCTCAAGTGGTGTAAAACTATTCTTCTTAAGAATCTCTTGAGCACTAGCCATTAAGGATTGATGTGATGCACGAGTTACACCCTTATCTGCAAGAGGGTCAACAGCTACGGCTTCAGGAGATTGACCAGCCTGAACCATCACACGTTGTACATTAGCTAGATCAGTTGCACCTTTAATGTCGTTACGAACGCCATAAATGCTACTAGTAAGTTCTTGTTCTTGACCTACCATAAACTCATAGAAACTACGGTTCGTACGTTTTAAATTCTCCCGAGCTTCACCTCCTGCCCAATAAGCCATAACCATAGGGTTATTCTGCATAGCAGATTGTTGCTTAATTGCTAGGTCAACTAGTTGAGTCTTCTCTTGTAAACTCTTATCACGATAGGTCTTCATAACATTAGCCATAGCAACTAGACCAATACCCTTATCGTCAGCATAACGAGCCATAGAAGCATTAGCAGCCCTATCAACATCAGCATACAACTCTTTACGTTTGTTATCACTGATGTTAGGATTATTTGCTAAATAAGCATCAATGGTTGCATACGCTTGACGTTTAGCACCATCAATATTAGTACGCATTTGAGCAGCATGCAAATCAATTTGTGTTTTAAATGGTACAATGTCAACAGAAACATTCTTACCTTCACCCATAAGTTTAAGTGTAGTACCAAAAATGTTTTCTTTATCTTGTACTGTAGAGGTTAGTACAGAAGTACCTAAACCACCCGAGAACACAGCCATAAAAGCAGCACGACTCTGGTCGGCTTCTAAATCACTTTGACCTTGTAAACGACTTACATTATTTTTAATAACGTCTGATTGTGATTTAGTAGCTTGATATTCTTTAAATCCACGCATTAACGAGTCATAACGACTACGATCAGTACGATAGACAGTTAACAATTCTTCATTAGTACCAAACATACCTGTTTTAGCAGCTTCTTCAATGTCTTTAAGTGCTAAATCTTCAGGAGATTTTTGTTTAGTTTCTTTCTGTACAGTGAATCGTTCTTTAGTGTAATTCATCTGTGCCCAACGATCTGCATATGGTAGTCCAGTAACTGTACCTACACGCTCACGAATTTGGTTAGCTAAACCTGGAAACTTAGCAATGGCTTGTTTAGTAAGAGTATCTACACGAGATACATATTGCTCATTAGTCATTCCCCCATCAGCAGCTAGTTTAAGTCTATTAAGTTCTTGGTCATAACCTTGCAACATCTGTGTTGCTTTTTGTCGTGCTTCTTCACCACCTGCACCAAGCATAGTCTCTGCAAATACACTCCCTGCTTGTGGTTGTTGTCGTTGTAAAGCAGCAGCTTGTCTACCCGCTACTTGAGCAGCTTGACCACTTACAAAAAACTCTTGCTGTAATGCAGCACCTTGCTCTTCAATTGCCTGCATTTCTCCAGCCATATACCCCTTATACATTGTTCCAGCAGCTTCACCCAATGTTCTTACAGCAGCAGCATTTGCTTCGGCAGCTTGTGCTAATGCAGCAGGGTTAGCCATTGCTGGCTCAATGTTCTTAGTAATGTCTGCACGATAAGTTGCCATTATTGATTTACTCCTGTGTCTACAGTTAAGTCTCTAACTGTCCAATCTTTCATTGCTTGATCTGTTAGCATCTTCTCATACTGAGTAAATGCTTCTACTTTGTATGCTTCTTTATACAATTGCTGTAAGTCACTTCCTGTATAAGTATGCAGAATAGCTTGTACTATAGCAGCATGTGTTTTGTGACCTTCACTGTCACCCTTACGTAAAGCAGTTAGAGCTAACATTGAATGCTTACCAATAGCCTTACCAGCTTCTTTTAATTCATCAGAATGTTTCTTACTGCTCTCATACATAACGGACAAGTCTTCTTGAGCAGCAGGAGGAATACCCATACCAATCATCCAAGCTTCTACATCAGTTACACAATACATTGCTCCACCACTACTACTCATAACTTGGTTATAGTTAGTCATAGCAATACGTGCTTTTTGAATATTATTGAAAAATGAAAAACTACCTTTGCCAATCTCCATTAAAGCAGTGTTCCGTGTAGTCATTGTCATAGGGGCTTTAACGATGATAGATGCTGCCTCAC